AAGAGTTCGCGCGCGATCGTGCTCTTGCCGCTGCCGCTCGGCCCGACGATCAGGCCGATCGACCACGGACGGTCGTCGATCGGGAGGTCGACGTCCCATGCCACCTCGGATCGTTTCGACGGCGGCAGGTCAAAGTAGCCCTCGAGTTGCACGACGCGCGCCGTGCGCTGGACGGGCACGCCCCTTACGACACGACCGCGCGGCAATCGAAGCCCTCCGCGAGCAGACGCTCAAGCAGGCCGGTTTGCTGCGCCTCGTCGGCGCACGAGACGATGATGACGAATTGCGGGTCCGGGTTCTGCACGCGCGTCGGCTGCGGCGCGGTGGTCGGCAAGAGCTTGGCGAGTTCCTGATCGGTGAACCAGGGCGCAAAGTTCAGCCCTGCCTGCAGGTCGATGTCCAGCTGCTCGGCGTTCCACTCCGCGAGCTCGCCGGTGCGGTTGTCGTAGAGCGCCAGCTCGCGCTTCTGTCCGACCGTCAGCCCACGGCGGCGCACCGCCACGATCGTGTCGCCATCGGCGTCGACAATCTGCACCTTGGTCAGCCCGCGCACGCGCGCCGCCTCGACGACGCCGTTCCCGGCGAGCACTTCGTTCGTCTCGTCGATGACGATCGAGCGCGCGGCGCCGACGTTCTGCAGGGCTTCGCCGATGAGCGCGAGGTTGCGGGCCGGGTGGTGCCGCCGGTTGTGCGGGTCGGGCTTCAGCGCCGCGAGGGTGACGTGCTCGACGTGCTCGAGCCCGCCGGGTGCCGCCGCCGGGCTGCCGTTCGGCGGCGCCGCCTGGTCGCGTGGCTCGCCGGCCGGCGGCGGTGCCGGGGCACCGGTCACGGGTGACGCGCCGACCGACTGCGGCGGCTGCTGCTGTGCGTCTGCTGCTGTCGTCGTCGTCGTCGACGTCGACGGGCCAGACGTCGGGCCGGCAACGTCGTCAGACCCGGGGCTGGCTGTCGACGCGGAAGCGGGTGCCGACGCGCCAGCACGTCGCCCGGCGCGCGAACTCGGCCCGCGCGCGTGCTGCTGCGGCCCGTCGTCGGTTCGTCGTTCCTGCGCAATCCTCGTGGTTTTTGTGCGTTTCCTCTGCGTCATGGTCGGGAACTCCTGACCCGTCAAGGACTTCCGAAGCGGGAGGGGGGGTCAAAATCCCTGCAGGGGGGCGCCCCGGGGACCACCTCGGAGTCTTCCTCGTGTGCCCGCGAAATTCCGAGGGGGGGGTCCACGCTGGGGCACGTCGCCCGGCGCGTCAGGTGACACGCTGGCGCGTCCCCTGCGGCGGGCCGTCGTCCGCTGCAGCGCCGGGCCTCGACGCGCCCGGCGTCAACCTGGCGGCTCGTGGGCCGGGCACGCGCGGCGGCGGGCGCCGGGGCTCGGCCTTCGGGGCGGTCGTCGTCGTCGACGCGGGTGACGCCGGCCGCAGGAAGCTGCCGCGCAATCGAGGCTGGCCGCTCATCGGTCGTCGTCGTGCGCGCGGCGGGCGCGGCGGCGGATGATCTCGGGCACGCTCACCTTCGCGTGCTGCGCGGCGCGGTCCATCAGGTCGTATTGACGGGCCGGGACGCGCAGGTGAATCGACACGCTGCCGTCCCGTGGGTCGAGCGGCGGTCGCCCGCGGCGGCGCGGTGAGGGCGGCTCGTCGGCGTTCACGCCCGTTTCCCGGCCAGCCCGAGCAGCGATCGTCGGCTGATCGGGCGCGTCGTCGCGCTCGCGACGGCGGCGGTGGCGGCGATCGAGACGATAGACGGACGCGGCGCGCCGATGTCCGCGAACCGGCGGGCGAGCGCGGTCAATGCCCGCTCGGCCTGCGACGTGTCGACCTCGACGGCGATCCGGAGGGGATGAACGCCCGCCACGCACGCAGTGTGCCACGTTTCGGTACGCAAAATTGCCCCGGCGCGCGGGCGGGACTACAACAGTCGGCGGGTTGTTCCTGATGTGGTGGCGCCGCCCGGCGCCGCGCCCTGACGTCATCGTGAACCTGAAGCACGACCCGGACACCGCGATCCGTGGCGTGCTCGTCGCGTCTGATGCTGTGTACCTAACCCTGCGCAACGTGCAGCTGCTCAGCCCGAAGGGCGCCACGCGCCTCGACGGCGAGGTCTGGGTGCAGCGCCGCGACGTCGCCTTCATCCAGCGGCCGATCGCGCCGGAGATGTGACGCATGGCGATCGTGCAGAGCATGGGCGCGCTGCAGCGAGTCGACGATCGCGCGCCGTCCGCCGCCGTCGCGCCGAGCCGCTACAGCGATCAGTGGAGCGCCACGTACGCGGCGATCTACCGCACGCAGCCGAACGTCCGCACGGTCGTGGACTACCTCGCGCGCAACATCGCGCAGGTGGCGCTGCACGTGTACCGGCGGGTGTCGGACACCGACCGGGTGCGCCTCGTCGATCACGAGCTCGCGCAGTGGCTCGACACGCCGAATCCGGACACGACCGGCTACCGCCTGAAAGAGAACACCTTTCAGGATCTCGGCATCTACGGCATGGCGTACTGGCTGAAGGTGCGGGAGCCGAAACGCATCGGCCTGGTGCGCGTGGCGCCCGACACGCTCACGCCGATCGGCTGGCTGCTGCCGTCGTCCTACATCTGGCGCAAGCCGACCGGCGAAGAGGTGGAGCTCGCGGCCACCGATGTCTGCGCCTTCCGCTACTTCAACCCGGACGACCCGCTGACCGGCCTGTCGCCGCTCGAAACCCTGCGGCAGATTCTCGCCGCTGATGCCGTGTCGGTCGGGTTCCGCCGCGCGTTCTGGCAGAACGCCGCCCGCCTCGAGGGGGTGATCGAGCGGCCGGTGAATGCGCCGCAGTGGAAGCCGGAACAGAAGCAAAGCTTCCGCGAGCAGTGGGCCGCGCGCTACAACGGCGCGCCGGGGCAGACCGCCGTGCTCGAAGACGGCATGACCTTCAAGGCCACGACCTACTCGGCGATCGATTCCGAGTACACGACGGCGCGCAAGCTGACCCGCGAAGAGGTCGCCGCCGCGTTCCACGTGCCGCTGCCGATGGTCGGCATTCTCGACCACGCGACCTTCAGCAACATCAAGGAGCAGCACAAGCATCTCTATCAGGACTGCCTCGGCCCGTCGTTCGAGATGTTCACCCAGGAGATCGAGCGGCAGCTGCTCGTCGAATGCGACGACCGCGCGCACGTCTACGTCGAGGCGAACATCGCCGAGAAGCTCAAGGGCAGCTTCGAAGAGCAGGCGCTCGCGCTGCGCACGGCGATCGGCACGCCGTGGATGACCGTCAACGAAGGGCGCGGCCGGCTGAATCTGCCGCAGGACGACGATCCGGCGAGCGACGAGATTGCGCGGCCGCTCAACATGACGACGACGGCGCTCGACGCGCCGAGTCAGCAGGCGATCGCCACCGGCGCGCGCGTCGTGCCCTTCCGGCCGCTCGCGGCGCTCACGCCCGAGATGAGCGCGGACGGTCTGCCGATCATCCGCACCACCTGGGCGCGGCAGCGTGATGCGCTCGAGAAGCTGCCGCCCAAGGAACGCGCCGCCGCCTTCGACGTCAACCGCTGGGACCGCGAGCTCGCGCGCGACCTCGAAGCCGCGTACCGCGCGCGTGGCGCCTCGGACGCCGTGGCGCCGCATGTCGCCGCCGCGCTCGCGCTCGCGATCAACGCCGAGACCCAACGACTGCTCAAAAAGGGCGAAGAGGCCTTCAGCCTCGCCCGAGAGGTGGCTTTGTATGTCGACGACCCCTCATGCTCTTGATCGCGTCCTGAGTTGGGCGCTGCAGCCGTGGGCGCTGGAGCCCGTGATGCTGGCGACGGTCGCGGATATTCTGCTGACCCGCGCCACGCATGGCCCGCGCGCGCTCGACGCCGACGAGCTCGTGGCGCTGCAGGCGCGGCGCCGGCCAGCCCCGCCCGCTGATGCCGGCGCCGTCGCCCTGATTCCGGTGCACGGGGTGATTGCGCCGCGCATCACCGGCCTGAGCGACATCAGCGGCGGCGCCACGTTCCAAGGCCTGAGCGCGGCGGTCAACGCCGCCGCCGACGACCCGCGCACGCGAGCGATCGTGCTCGACATCGACTCGCCCGGCGGCTCGGTGCTCGGCGCGCGCGTCTTCGCCCGCGACCTGCTGCGCGCGCGCACCAAGGTGCCCGTCATCGCGTGCGTGCAGTATCAGGGCACGTCGGCGGCGTACTGGGCGGCGGCGTGCGCGACCGAAGTGGTGGCGGCGCCCGGCGCGATCGCCGGCGGCATCGGCGTCTACCTGATTCACGACGACATCAGCAAGCTGCTCGACCAGAAGGGCATCACGCGCACGCTGCTGCACGCCGGGGAGCAGAAGCTCGATGGCAACGAGAACGTGCCGCTCGGTGAGCGCGCCAAGGCGCGGCTCCAGGCCCTCGTCGCCGAGAACTACCGCGCCTTTGTGGCCGACGTCGCGCTCGGGCGCGGCCAGAGCGCCGCGCACATCGAAGACACCTTCGGCAAGGGCGGCGTCGTCACCGCCGAGGAAGGCCTCGAGCGCGGGATGGTCGACAAGATCGCCACCGTCGAAGAAACCTTGGCACGTTTCGGCGTGTCACCGTCGAGCGCCGTCCAACCGGCCGCGCTCGCGCCCGCGCTCGGCACGCCGCAGGAGGCTGAGACGCCCACCGGCCAGGACCGAGCGGCGCAAATGGCGCTGGAGCGGACAGTGCTCACTCTCGGATTGTGAAAGGGACGCCACCATGAAAAAGCCGCTCGACGTGCTGCAGCGGGAATACGACACGAAGGGACAGGAAGCCAAGGCGCTGCTCGAAGCCACGCAGCGCAAGTGCGATGCCGAGGGCAATCGCCTGATGACCGCCGAGGAACGCGGCGCCGTGCAGACGCTGGCTGACCAGGCGCTCGCCATCAAGGCGCAGATTGACGGCCAGCAGTCGGAGGCCGACATGCGCGGCGCGATCGACCGCCTCGTCGCGGGCGGCTCGCCGGCGCCCGCGCGGCCGCAGCGGCGCCTCGGGTCGCTCGGCGACCAATTTGTGGGCTCGACGGAGTACCGCGAATTCTTTGGCCGGCATCAGCACCGCGTGAGTTCGGCGTGGCGCTCGCCCGTCGTCGAGGTCTTCACGCCGCAGATGTTTGCCGCCACGTTGACCGAGGACCCGGCCTCGGGCGGCGCGCTCGTCACGCCGGACGTGCAGACCGGCATCCGGCCGATGCCGCCCGCGCCGCTCGTCGTCGCCGACCTGTTCGCGCCCGGGTCGACCTCGAGCAACGCCGTGTCCTACATGCAGGAAACGGCGTTCACCAACGCCGCCGCGCCGGTCGCGGAAGGCCAGCCGAAGCCGGAGTCCGCGCTCGTCTTCGCGGCCGTCACCGATCCGGTCCGCAAGATCGCGCACTGGCTGCCCGTCACCGAGGAAATGCTCGAAGACGTGCCGCAGATCCGGTCGTACATCGACTCGCGGCTGATCATCGGCGTGCAGATGGCCGAGGACGACCAGCTGCTCAACGGCGACGGCATCGCGCCGAACATTCTCGGCATCCGCAACCGGCCGGGCCTCGCCGCCGACTACGCGCTCGTGACCGGGCAGTCGAACGCGGACGCGATGCTCGGGCAGACGCTCGCCATCTTCTCGTCGTCGTACCTCATGCCCACGGGCTACGTGATGAACCCGCAGGACTGGGCGGCGACGTTGATGACGAAGGACGGCAACGGCCAGTACTACACCGGCGGCCCGTTCTCGCCGATTCAGTCGGCCACCCTCTGGGGCTTGCCTGTCGCGCTCACGCCCGCGCAGCCGCAGCACACGGGCCTGGTCGGGGCCTTCAAGACCGGCGCGCAAATCTTCCGGCGCGGCGGCATCCGCGTCGAGGCCAGCAACAGCCATCAGGACTTCTTCGTGAAGAACCTGGTGGCGATCCGTGCCGAGGAACGTCTCGCCCTCGCCGTCTACCGGCCGGGTGCCTTCGGCGAAGTGACGGGCCTGACGCCCGCCACGCCGTAAGCTGAGAGTCGGCGCCCGGTCCCCCCTGCCGGGCGCCGACCACTTGCTCTTAGTCGAGGCAACTCGACGGGGCGATCCGAGGTGCCTTGTGGACTTTTGGAAGGACGACCCGGGACCGTGCCCGGTCGACGACGCGCCGCACACCACCTGCACGTCGCCGGACTATCCGCATGCGATCGTGGTGCGCACGGGCGCGCATCAGACCTGCTCGATGCCGCTGCCGCCGCCGCGCGTCTTCACGACCGCGACCTATCGCCGCGCGCTGCACGGTCCCGCGGCGAAGGCGCCCGCGACGGTGCCGGCGATCGCGGCGCCGCCGGCGACGAAGCCCGCGAAAGTCTCGGAGCGGCGCCGTGGCCGATAGCCGGCCGCGCGCCACGGAGCCCGCGTTCGTCCCGGCGCCGTGGACGTCGCCGCAGTCGGTGTGGTCCGTGCTCGTCGAAGCCCCGACGGCGGAACCGTTGACGCTCGACGAGGCGAAGCTGCGCGCCGGGCTCGACTGGTTGCCGGGCGACCCGCGTGACGCGATGCTCGCGGACTGGATTGCCGCCGCCCGCGCGCAGGTCGAGCAGGACACCGGGCTGGCGCTGCTCACGCAGACGCGCGACGTGTATCTCAGCCCGACGTGCGCCGGCTCGGTGGTGCCGCTGCCGTCGCAGTGCCAACCGGTGCAGTCGATCGACGAGCTCGCACCCACGCGCCGCGTGGGCGTGCCGCCCTTCCGGCCGGGCGCGTCGCTGTGGTTCGCGGCGTCCGCCGTCGTCGACGACGGCCCCACGTTCCGCGTCGTCGCGGGCTGGCCGGATGCCGCGACGTTGCGCCGCCAGGCGCCCTCGCTGCTGCACGCCGTCGGCTTGCTCGTCGCGCACTACGCGACCCTCGGCCGCGACCTCGCGCGCACCGACGAGACGACGCCCGTGGTCTTTGGCTACGACGCGGCGATCGCGGCGTATCGGCTCGTGTGGGTGATCTGAGATGGGCATCCTCGGATCGACGGTCGCGATCGGGTTGCGCCACAAGCGGGTCATCCTGCAGAACCCCGGGCCGGATGTGCCGGATGGCAGCGGCGGCTTCACGCAGTCGTGGGTCGACCTGCCGCCGGCGGCCGACGCGCGCATTGATGCCGCGTCGGCGGCGGGCCTCGAGCGGCTGGCGGCCGGCGCCGCCGTCATCGCGTCGGCCACGCATGTCGTGACGCTGCCCTATCGCGCGAACGTCTCGACGAAGACGCGCGTGCTCGTCGACGGCCGCGCGCTGCACGTCACCGGCCTGCGCGACCCGGAGGAGCGGCACGTCGACCTGGTGCTCGTCTGCGAAGAGAAGGTGGTCTGACGTGGCGGCGAAAGGCGCCCTGAAGTGGTCGGGCCTCGACGAGTTCCGGCGGCAGCTGCGCGACCTGCCCGTCCACCTGCGCGACGACGCGGACGGGATCGTCACGCGCACGACCGAGGCGGCGAAGGTGGCGACCGTCACCAACTACCCGGAGGTCACGGGCAATCTGCGCAAGGGCGTCGGCACGAAGTACGAGCGATCCGCCTACGGCATCATCGGCACCGTCTACAGCCGATCGCCGCACGCGCATCTCTACGAGCAGGGCACCGTGAAGACGCCGCCCGCGCCGTACTACAAGCGCCTCGGCTTTCACGCCGGCCGGCAGCGGCGAATCATGTGGAAGGAGCTCGCCGACATGATGCGCGCCCACGGGCTCGAAGTGAGCGGCGATGTCGGTTGACGGCCCGGCCGTCGACGCGGCGATCGTCGCGCGGCTCACCGACAGCGCGCTCGCGGCGCTGCTGCCGGGCGGCGTGTATTGGGACATCGGCGGCAAGGGCCTCGATGCGTTCGTGGTCGTGTCGCTGTCGGAGGATGCGACGACCGAGCAGTTTGGCGGCGCCGCCGCCGAGCGCACGGTGTATCTGGCGAAGGCGGTCCATCGATCGACGTCGGGCACGACGGCCGCCGACGCGGCGCGGCGCATTCATGCGCTCCTGCAGTGGGACGACGACGACGGCCAGGCGCCGCCGCCGCTCACGATCGCGGGGCACGAGCTCTTGGCGCTGCGCCGGGTCGAGCGCGTGCGCTACACGGAAGTGGACGGGTCGAATCCCGACCAGCGGTGGCAGCATCACGGCGGCTTGTACGAGGTCATCACGGCGGCGCAGGCCGCCCCAGCGGAGGACGAACATGGCACGACGACACGGCAGTAAGGGCCAGGTGTTGATGGACGACGCGGTTGCGGTGCCACCCGGCACGCCGACGCTCGTGGCATCGCTCAACAAGTGGTCGCTCGACATGGCGCGCGAGAAGGCGAAGGTCACCGCCTTCGGCGACCTCAATCACCAGTACGTGCAGGGCTTGCCCGACGTGAAGGGCGCGCTCGCCGGCTGGTGGGATGATGCGGAGTTCCGCCTCTTCGATGTCGCGCAAGGCGAAACCCCGGTGCTGCTCAAGCTCGTGCCGTCGTCCCTGATGGTGACCGAGTTCTTCACGGGACCGGCGTACCTGGATGCGTCGATTGAAGTGAGCGCGGACGGCGGGGTGTCCATCTCCAGCGAGTTTGTCGCGGCGGGCGACTGGACGCGTGAATCGGCCACCCCGCTGGCGGCGCGCCGCCGCGTCGTCGTGCCCGGGCAACAGCCGCAGGCGTATCCGCCACCCGGCTATCCGTCGCCCCAGCCGCCGCCCTATCAGCAGGGCGGGTATCAGCAGGCGTAGGACCGCCTCGTGACGATCCGTGGCGCGGTGGGCTCAGTCCGCTGGGGCTATCATCGCGCCGCGGACGTGCGGCAGTGGCACGCGACCTTGGACCCGAAGACGCAGACGTGGCAGCTGGGCGGCCAGGTCGCGCACGCGGACCCGTTTCTCGGCACGCGCAGCGAGCTGGTCTTCGTCGTCGCGCTCAAGGGCGGGCGCGCGTGGCAGTGGCCGGTGCGCGCGCTCGCGATCGGCGGCGGGCAGCTGCGCGCCACGCTCGGGCCGCTGCTGAAGTGAGAAGAGGGAGACGACCGATGCCAGCAACACGGATTGTGCGACCGGACACCACGCGGCTGGAGATCTCCGGCGGCGACTGGCTGCTCGTGAAGCGGCGGCTGAACGCGGGCGAGCAGCGGCGCGCCTATGCGCGCGTGTACCGCGAGGGCGCGGACGGCAAGCTGCAGGTCGACTCGCTGCAGACCGGGCTGTCGCTCATCCTCAGCTATCTGCTCGACTGGTCGCTCGTCGACGAGGCGGGCCACGTCCTCACCATCCGCGACGAGGACGACGCCGTGAAGATGGCGGCGCTCGACGCCATCGACTACGACAGCTTTGTGGAGATCAAGACCGCCATCGAGCAGCACGAAAAACGAAACGACGCCGAGGCTGCAGCAAAAAAAACGACGCCGCCTGGCGAGAGTCCGTCCGAGCCGACCTCGCCATCGCTCGTCGGTGCGGCTGGCGATACGAGTGGGTGACGGCGCTCGAGCCCGCCGTGTACGAGGTCCTCGTCGACGAGTTGCGCCGCGAGGACGCCGCGCGATCGATGTCCGCTGAGGACGCCGAAGCCGCCGCCGCGGCCGACGACGTCGACCCGTTTGCTGACGAGTAGCGCATGGCGATCACCGGCAAGTTTGCCGCCGACTTTTCGGACTTCTACAGCGCCGTCCAGACGGCCGAAGCCCACCTGCGCTCGTTCGAGACGGACGCCTCGCGCGTCCAGACGCGGCTCAACGCCGTCTCCGATGCCTTCAGCGGGCGGAAGATTCTCAGCGAGGCCACGATCGCCGTCAAGGCGGTCAGCGAAATTGGCGGCGCGACGGCGCTGACCGCCACCGAACAGGCGAAGGTCAACGCGCTCGTCAACGAGGCGATCGCCAAGTACGCCGCGCTCGGCAAGGAAGCGCCCGCCGACATGGTGGCGCTGGCGAAGGCGACGGAGAGCACGCACGAAGAATCGAAGGGGTTGACGACCGGCATGGTGGCGCTCGGCACGAGCATCGGCACGATGGCCGCCAGCGCCGTCACCGCGCTCGGCCGGCTCGCCGTCGAGGGCATCGGCGCCGCCGTGACCGCGATCAAGGATCTCGCCGTCGAGGGCGCCGAAGTGTCCGACATCAGCGGCAACTTCGATCACCTGGCGACGGCGGCCGGGCACGTGTCGCAGACCTTGCTCGGCGAGATGCGCGCGGGCACGCACGGCACGATCAACGACCTGCAGCTGATGAAAACGGTGAACGCGGACCTCGCCGCGGGCATGAACCTCACCGATCAGCAACTCGGCGCGCTCGCCAAGGGCGCCTTCTCGCTCGCGCAGGCGACCGGCACCGACGTCACCGCCGCGATGGACGCGATGAACGACGCGATGCTCACCGGGCAGACCCGGTCGATCGCGCTGCTGACCGGCAAGATCGACCTCGAAAGCGCCGAGATGAAGTACGCGCACGCGATGGGCCGGACGGCCGATTCGCTCTCGACGACCGAAAAGCTCGAAGCCGCCCGCGTGGCGATTCTCGATAGCGTGGCGAGCGCCACGGCGCGGCTCGGCGATCAGGAGGACGGGCTCGAAGAGAAGGTGCAGCAGGCGCGCGCGTCGTGGGACAACTTCCGCCAGAGCCTCGCGCAGAGTGTCGCCGAATCGCCCGTGCTGACCGCCGGCTTCGACGCCATCCGCACGGCGCTGACCGAGGCCTTCGGCGGCAATCAGGAGGAGTTGATCAAGAAGATCGTCGCGGGCATCAACCAGGCGGCGATCATGGCGACCGACTTCGGCCTGGTCGCGATCGAGATGGCGCGCGGCGTCGTCGTCGCCTACGGCACGATCATGGTGCCCGTCGATGCGGTGATCGTCGGCATCACGGCGATGGTCGAAGCGGTCATCAAGGCGAACACCAAGATCCTCGAGCTCGCGGCGTCGATCCCCGGCATCGGCAGCGCCTACACGGACGCGGCGCAGGCCTCAGCGGGCGCCGGCAAGATGTTCGAAGACATGCGCGCGCAGGCGGTCGAAGACCTGAAGACCACGCAAGGGCTCGTGAGCGGGAAAGGCGCGCTGCACGACACGCTCAACAAGCTCGAAGGCGGCATCACCAGCGTCAAGGCCGCGATGGTCGAAGCGAACACCGTGCAGCACGCGCAGGGCGAGGCCGTGAAGGCCTCGACGGCCGCCACGCAGGCCGGCGCCGCCGCGCAGCTGCAGCACGCCGGCGCGACCGACACCGACACCGCCGCGCTCAAGGCGCGGGAAGAGGCGATGAAACGGGCGGCCGTCGAGGAGAAGAAGATGGCCGAGGCGATGGCGGAATTGAACTCGGTCGGCACGTCGTTCCGCGACACGCTCGCGGCGATGGATCAGGGCGTCGTCGACATGGCCGAGATGTATATCCGCGCGGGCGCCTCGACGAGCGCGCTCAAGGTGGCGCTCGGCCTGACGGACGGCCAGGTGAAGGCGATCACCGAATCGATCAAGGCGCAGGAGAAGGCGATCGACGAGGCCAACGCCGATTGGGATCGGTGGAAGAAGAAGCAGGACGACGTGCTCAAGGAGGTCGACGCGCTGTGGGTCGAGCACGACAAGGTGCTCGAGGTGCAAACGAAGACCGCCACCGACCGGCAGATCGCCGACATCGAGCGATGGAAGCAGGCGCTCATCCAGAAGCACAAGGAGGCGGGCACCTACACGCAGCAGGTGCAGGACGCGATCACGGCGAACGCCGCCGCGAAGCTCACGGCGATGTCGGCGGACTGGGGCGCCCTCGAGAACGCCAGCAAGGAACACCTCGACGCCGTCGCCGCGAAAGCGAACGCCACGTACGCCGAGGCACTGAGCGGCACGCGCACGTTCTCGACCGAGGCGATCGAGCACTTCCGCCAGCTGGCCGAGGCCGCGCAGACGGCGGCCGACACGTACGGCACGTCGTTCGAGAACGGCGCGAAGCGCGCGGCCGATGCCGTCAACAAAGCCGCCGACGAGGCGATCGGCGCCACGAAGAAAATCCAGGGCGTGCTGGGCGGCGAGTCGTTCACCGGGTCGTCGTTCTCGAATCCGGCGCAGCTGTCGTGGGGCATGACCCAAGCCGCCGCGCAGGCGAAGGCGACGGAGCTCGGCGGCGTCATCAATTACGACGACTTCGGCAACCCCTACGTCTACATTCCTGGCATCAACCAACCAGGATCGACCACGCCGATGTGGCACGACTCCACGGGCGCGCGCACCAGTACGCCGCCGCAGGGCTTCCGGGGCTGGGCGGGCTCGAGCCTGGGCGGCGCCGGGTTCGGCGGCTTCCGCGCCGCCGGCGGTCCCGTGAACAGCCAGCGTGCCTACGTCGTCGGCGAGCGCGGGCCGGAGCTGTTCATTCCCGACACCGCCGGCCGGGTCGCGCCCTCGACGGGCGGCATCTCGGTCGTCGTCCAGGTGCAGGGCGCGGTGATCGGCACCGCCGACCAGCTCGCGCAGCTGATGGGCGAGGCGATCGTCGGCCGCCTGCGCCGCCAGGGCGTGCGCCTGCCGACCGGCGTGTGACATGCCGACCCTGAGCGCGCCCGCGCCGCACGCGATCACCGGGAATCAGAAGGCGTATCTCTACTGCCTCGCCGGCGTCGGCCGCGCGGGCGCCACGCGCGCCAACTACACCGCGTCCACCGTCTTCATCGCGATCGGTGGCGTGCAGTACGGTCAGGGTCGCGCCAACAAAGCCACGCGCGTCCTGGTCGAGTCCCTGACGATCAGCGACACGCTCAACGAAGACCCGAACACCTGCGCGATGCGCACCAAGGGCTTCGTGCCCGCCGCCGGCGCCGACGTCGTCATCACGCTCGGCTCGCGCAACAACCTGCGCCGCGAGTTCGGCGGCAAGATTCTCTCGACGACGCAAACCTACTGGGACAACCCGGCGCAGGACGAGTACCTCGTCTCCGCGATCGACTACACCTGGGGACTCAACACGCGCAAGGTGTACGGGCGCTATACCGGCACCGCCGACGCGATCGTGCGCGCGCTGCTGGCCGCGTACGCGCCGACCTACGCGACGACGTTCGTGCAGAGCGGCCTGCCGATCGTGCCGGACGGCATCACGTTCACCGCCGAAGATCTCACGAACGCCCTCTCGCAGCTGGCGAAACGGATCGGCGCGCACTGGTACGTCGGCTACAACAAGGACGTCCACTTCTTCCTGACCGACACGTCCGCGACCGACCCGCGCCCGTTGACACTGACGCATCCGACCGCGCGCGAGCTCGCGATCCGCCGCGATGTCAGCCAGTGGGTCACGCGCGGCCTGGTCGAAGGCGGCGGCGTGCCCGCGCTGGCGTCGGTCGCGGTCGGCGAAACCTTGATCCCGGTCGAGAACGTGGCGTGGTATCCCGAGAGCGGCGGCGTCATCGCCAGCGGGCCGCAGCGCGTCACGTACGGCGGCATCTTTCGCGGCGGCGCGAGCGCCGCGACGAGCGGCGGTGGGTTTCCCGCGGTGCCGCTCGTCGCGGCGCTCGCCGCCGACGCGGGCGCGGTCGATCTCGGCGTGCATCGCTACGCGTACACGTTCCTGACCGCCAGCGGCGAGACGCTGCCGGGCCCGCTCACCGCGATCACCGTGGGCGCGCTCGGCCCGCCGGCGACGGCACCGACCGCCGGCGCCCCACAGGTCGGCCCCGGCGGCCCGAATCCCGGCACGCACGACTACGCGGTGACGTTCGTGACCGCCAGCGGCGAGACGACCGCCGGCCCACGGCTGCAGGTCGCGACCGCGCTGGCGGCCGCGCCCGGGACGACGCCGACGCCGACGCTGCAAGCGGGCGCCGGCATCGACGTGGGCACGCACGAGTACGCGGTCACGTTCCTGAGCAGTCTCGGCGGCGAGACGACGCCCGGGCCGATCGGCAGCGTCGTGACGACGAGCAGCAGCAGCACGACGACGCCGAATGCCGGGCCGCCGGCGATGATCGCCAACGGGCCGAGCGCGACCGAGGGGGATCTGACGCCGGGCCAGACCTACGGATACGCCGTCTGTCACAGTACGCAACCCTCGAGCGGCGATCACAGTGCGCAGACCGGCGCGGTGAACTTCACCAACGTGCCCTGCCTGGCCTCGACGACGAACCCGGCGAAGTCCTCGCACATTCTGCTCGACATCGGCGCCGGCCCGCCGCAGGTCAAATGGTTGCACCTGTACCGCGTCAACCAAACGATCAAGCCGGGCAACAATCCGGCGGACTATCGCCTGGTCGCGAGTTATGCCAACACGGGCGGCGTCGTCCGGCACACGGACACGGCCTCGGACGCCGCGATCGCCGCCGCGCACGCGCCGAGCGGCACCAACACCGTGCCGCCCGTCGTGGTCCAGATCCAGCAGGTGCAGCTGACGAGCATCCCGAAGGGCGGCGCGGGCATCGCGGCGCGGCGCCTCTATCGGCGATCGGGCGGCGCGGGGCTGCGGCTGCTCGCCTCGATCGGCGATAACACGACCACCACCTATCTCGACACGATCGCCAATGCGAGCCTCGGCGCGGCGCCGCCGGCCGCGAGTACGGCGTACGCGACGAACATCCCGCTCGCGAATCTGCCCCTCGGCGGGCCGCTCGTCACCGGCCGCCGCATCTACCGGTGCCCGGCGAGCGGCGCGCTCAAGCTCGCGACGACGATCACCGACAACGCCACGACCACGTGGCTCGACACGGTGGCCGAAGGGGCACTCGGCGCGGCGCCGCCGGCCACATCGACCGCGAACGCGACGAGCGTGCAGCTGTCGCAGATTCAACCCAGCAGCGCGGGGGCGACGGTCATCGCGCGTCGGGTGTATCGCACGATCGCGGGCGCGTCCGCACTCCGGCTGCTGACCGAGCTCTCCGACAATACGACCACGACGTACGTCGACAAGGTGGCGGATGGGGCGCTGCTCGGCCCGGCGCCGACCGCCGATACGTCGGGGCTCAAGCAACCGGAAGGCTCCGTGCTCGCGGGCGCCACCACGATCCCGGTGTCGGGTGCGGCGTGGGCGCGCCTCGACGGCGGGTGGGCGATTATCGGCAACGGGCAGCAGGTCATCCGCTACACGGGCGTCTCGGGCAACGCCCTGGTGGGCGTGCCGCCGAGCGGCGACGGCGCCATCACCGCGACGATTAGCTACAACTCGTCGATCACCCATGCGTCGATGCTCACCGGCATCCCCGCGAGCGGCGCGGGCGCGATCCGCTTTCGCATCGTGCAGGGCGATGACGTCAACGTCTTCGCCACCTTCACCGACACCGCCAGTGCGCAGGCGCTCGCGGCGCTCATCGGCGGGGACGGCATTCAGGAGGACTTCCTGCAGGACCGGCGGCTGTCGTACGGCGAGGCGCTGGCGCGCGCGCAGGCGCTCGTCGCGCTGCACGCCGAGCTCGACGTCGCCGTCCACTGCACGGTGCGCGACCTCAACGCGCACGCCGGCCGGACGCTGCAGGTGGACCTCGCGGCGCCGTTCAACGTGACGGCCACGCTCCTGATTCAACGCTCGACGGGCACCTACGCCTTGCCCGGCCAGGTGCCGCTCTATACCATCGAGGCGTCGGCCGCGCGGTTCACCTTCGAGGACCTGCTGCGCACGGCGCGGATGACGCGAGGCACCTGATGGCGATTCAGCGCACGCCCTTGATTGACGATGACGGCACGGGCGAGACGGGGACGCCCTTCAACAATGCGTGGCAGACCCAGCTGTACGACGCCATGGACGCCGCCCTCGCCACGGCGGGGTGGCCCGGCGGTGTCGCCGGGAATATCACGTTCCCGGCGGCGCAAGTCCCCTCCGCCGGCGCCAACGTCCTCGACGACTACGAGGAGGGCACGTTCACGCCCACGCTGTCATTCAATGGCGCCGCCGCCGGCCTGACGTACGCGGCGCGATCCGGTTCGTACGTCAAGATCGGGCAGTTCGTGTGGGTGCAAGTGCAGATCTCGTTGAGTGCGAAAGGCACGTCCGCCGGGCCGGCGCAGGTCGATGGTCTGCCGTTCATACCCTTGACCGGCGCCTGGGGCGCGATGCAATCGCCCTGGACGGCGAACGCCGCCGGCCTGTCCGCGCCGGTGCAAGGCTACGTCTTTTCCAACGGCGCGCCGACGGTGTATCTGACGATGAACGGCCCGACCGGGCAAGTGGCGATCACCGAGGCGAATTTCAGTAACACGACGGATCTCGTGCTCGTCGGCACTTATCGCGCGTCCGCGTGATCGCGCCATCGCGGCCGCGCGCCCGTCCAGCCGCACGTCGCGCACTGCGCAAGCGTCACCGGGTGCCACGTGCGGCGCGGCCATCTGCTGACGGTGATCGACGTCTCGCGCATGGCGCCGCCGCACCGTGGGCACGCATCCCGGTGTCGCGGGCCGACGACACGCCACACGAACGCGAGGAGCGCCTGGCGCCAGGTCGGCCGAACGATCCGCCAGTCGTGCGGGCAGTCGCGCGGGTCCGCGCACGCGCAGTCTTTGCGAAGGATCATGGAACGCGGGTCGTGAGCCAGCGGAAAATCAAGCCGATCGCGACGACCTGGCCGGCCACGCCGGCGACGTGCAGCGCGGCGATCCAGCGGTCCGGCATCCGATACCGCAGGGTGACGTACCAGATCAGCGCACTGCCGCCCGCCAGGGCGATCGCCACCTGGATGGCCGACGCCTGCATCATCTCCGCGAGTGCTCTCATGGCCGCCGTGGGTTCGTCACCTCGCCGAGTATAGTGAAGACGCGCGCGGCCGCCCTGCCGCGCGTTCCCTCTGTCGCCATGAGCCCGGCGTCTGGCATTCTGGACGGATGCGTGCGCTACTGGCTCGTTCGCGCCGTGCCGTCCGCGCGATCCGGTCTGCCGGCCGGCGGCTGTACGTGTCGACGCTGAGCGCGCGCCCGCCGCGCAGCGGGCCGCCGTGCCCGAAGTGCCGCGAGGTCCGCCTGGTGGAATGGGACGCCGTGCTGCGGCGCTACGTGTGTGACTGCTGCTCGCACCAATGGGTCGATAGCACACCCGGCGCCGGGTTTTCCGGGCGGTGCCGCGCGCATCCTACTGCGGCTCGTCGGCTTTGGCTTTGGCCTTCTTCTTTCGGGGCCGGTTCCAGTACGGCGACTTGCACCGGGGACACGCGATCGGCACGGCCTCACTGCGCGGCGTCCATTCATGGCCACAGCGGTCGCACCGCCAGCCGGCGTGCGTGATCGCGACCTTCGCCATTGAAAGGGATGTTGTCGCAACCTGTGAGGGGCGTATAGATTCCGTAGG